CCCCTTTGTGTAAACTCTTCATGTTTATCATATGGTAATCCATCTATTCTACCACAATATCTTGCTCTTCTAAACCATTCATAAGCATCTTTATTATCGGTCAATATCATCCCACCCTTTCCAATAGGTATTATTTTTCTTCTATGAAATGATATACATTGAAAACCAGAAGTGTACATATCTTTTTTAAATCTGACTGCACTATCTATAATATCCAAAGGACGTAAAAGATAATTACCACTCCACTCGAAGTCTTCAAACTCTACCTTATAACCAGCATTTAATATAGTGTTTGGAACTGAAACATAAGTCCTATTTGGAATCGTTATTGTCTGTGGTTTATCAATATACTTTAAACAAAGGAATAATGCATTAGTACAATTATCTACAGATACTGCATATGGTGAACCACAAAAGTTTGCTATCTTCTGTTCGAACAAATCAATTATATCCCATGCATTATCAACATCAAAATTATCTAACTCAGTTCTTCCAAAATTCATACAATCCCCTTTCTACTTCATAATCAAAATTGATTACTTCTCTTTCAGGTTGATTTTTTGCCCACTCCCACATTTTAGTCAAACCATCTTTTATATCTGTTTTATGACTAAAATCTAATAATTCGACACTC